CCTCGTGCCTAGGGCGTTCAAAATACTTCTTAATATCTTGATAATCCTCGACGTATGGCAATGATGTGGCTAACTGATGGTCTGAGTTAGCGACAGTTGTTGTGACTGCCTCAGCATCAAAAGTGGCAAGCCCAACAGATGTGGAACCACTTACTTCTAAACTATTAATATCGTTAGAGGTTATTGAGTCTCTAATCTCATTAGTTTCTGTATTAGCAGGAGTATTTACATCAGAGGTTCCTCCCAAAACACTCTGAAAGGAAGGTCTTCTCTGTTGCGTACTGAGTAGTTACACGGGCATGACTATCCTGACGTGTTGGTTGAGCGGACCTTCCACTCATTTTCAAAACCAACACCGTATGTGGGTCACCACCAAAAGTCGGCACGTGAAGTAGTGGCCACACGGTACGCTTCGCGATCGGAATACATTGGAGTCTTTCCAATGCGTTCCATCTGCTCACGTACCTTGGGGTACCACTCGTCCCAGACTGAAGGATCGTGAAGGCAAAGCTCGCCAAGCATTGCCTCAAATTGTTCCTCAAACGTTGCTGGGGTGGACTTGCCCTTGTCATAGTAAACAGTATAAACTATACTGTTCAGATCCAAGGGCGCATTCACCCCGCCCACCAAACCGTGCTCATACCTGAAACCTCTCTTAAGAAAGGTACAGTTAGTGAGCTCAGTCCAGGGGGTGAGCTTACCATCCTTAGCACCACTCGTATACACCAAATCAAGGTGTTCCGCCATGGCGTTGGCGATGGTAAGCTGGTTGAACTTATCAACAATGTCATCGCTGACACTGTTGATGTTGTCATCGCCAAAGGTCACTCGTCTCCAAGCTTCCTCATGGCTAAAGCCGAGACCTACTAACAATAAGTAGCAGATCATCATGGCAAAGAGAACATACCAGGAGTTCACCAACGTGGTGATGGGATGTCCGCTGGGCAAGTTCTTGTTCCATTGAACAAGGAACTCCAACTCACGCAAACCAGTGAGATGACGGGAGTGCACAAGGTCGAGCCACAACACGTGTCTTATCCTTGCGTTCTCCTCACCATCATTATACCACTGATTGATGAAATCAAGAATTGCCCACAAAAGCTCCGGCTGCTGACTAGCGTCAAAACGCTTAAAGTCACCATCAAAGAACTTCGTGTTACCAGACTCCTTCAACACCTGGTTGATCTTCCACCAATCCTGATACGGATTGATACCTGGACTAGGACCATACATGGTGTTATGCCTCAAGCTAGCAGCTATGAAAGCTCCAAACATCACGCGAAACGCCAGGACATAGTCAAGGGGTGACCCTGATATGACACGTGTCTGGACAGCGTCCACCTTTGCATCTGGTCGTACCTCATCCTTGAGGAAATCGGTACATATATGCATCAGGCGGACCCCATCCTTAGCGGCCTCCAAAATCTCATCCACACGCGCGCGTAATTGCACAGCACGTTCAGTGGTGAAATCGTATTCGTCACCAGCGCCGAAGAAGGCAGTCTTACCAGGCATGTTCACCTCTGTGGAATAGGGATATCCTGCGGAGGTACCCCTATTTATGGCCTTTATCTTAAGGCCTTCCACACCCATAACTGCTTCCTCGAAGGAAAACAGAAATCGGGGCTCATGAATGGTAGCCTCACGAAACTTACGTGAAGCTAAATCAGCCGCCAACTTGACATATGGAATGGGAGCACGGCGCATAGGAGCTTGGTAGTTCCTAATGCCTTCAACCATGGGGTATTTCAACACCCCATCTACCGTCACTGGTGACAGATGGGCAGGTTTACTGGCATAAGGACCAAAAACTCCCTCGAGACCATAAATGGTGCGTCTCAGCTTTGAATGAGGGGCAAGCGTCACTTTACGTGTCAACTTGCCCACCAACTCAATGGAACCACCGACCAGGCCAGACTCTGTCAAGACACGCTCATCGGTTTCTGAGTGAACCAGGTAAATACCTTTGTTCACCAAGTCTTCC